TTAGAAACTAAATTTGTGTTTGGAAATATTTTAAGTTTGTTTTCGTGATAATTATAAACCCTATCTCCAACAGTAGGAGTGTTAAAAGGGTCTTTAATATCTTCAACAGCTAAAGTTCCAGGGTTCATAGGATTTACTTTTTCCCAACTACCACCAACAACCTTAACTCTAAGATTAATTAACTTGTAAAAAGGATAAACAGTTCCAGTTGCCCAAATAAGTGGATGTGGCGTAATTTCTTTTGTATTATTAGCAAGATTTATAAAACCATCTTCTTTAAAAGTTCTTTCTGTGCTTTGAACAAATTTACCGCCCTCATGACTTTCTTGTCCTGCATTTTCTAAATAGTCTGAAGTTAATCCTTCAAACCATTCCATGATAGCCATAGAAAGAAATTTATCTTTCTCGGCTGTCGTGAAATATGCTTGGTCTGCTTTATCAAGCAGTAAGTCCATTAAGTTGTGAGCTTCTAAAAACGTCATTATTTAACTTTACTTTTTTTAGTTGGTTTTATTTCAACACTTACGTTGCCTCTAAGCTCTTGTTTCATCAAAGCGTAAATATCGGCATTTTCCTTCAACCACACAATAGTAGCTTCTTCTGTTAAGCCAATAACCACTCTGTTATGCTTGTAAGAACCTTTATTTTTAGTTATAATACCTTTATCTAAAGCTTTACGAATAAAAACAATGTCTTCTTTTTCTGGATGCGTGTAAAGCTCCATAAACTTATCTGCACTTATACTAGCCATTTTAATAAGTCTAGCTTTTATAATGTCTGTGTCTGCATCTAAAGGAATACCGCAAAGTCTAGCAAAATCGTTTGACTCAACCATTCCCATTTTAGAGGCTACTAATATAGCGTCAGCTGAAGATAATAAAGCTTCCACTTCTTTTTCTTCGTTTACTTTTAAATCGTGTAAATGGTAAGAGCTTTTTAATGGATGGTTTCTTAAGAAATCAACTAACTTTTTATCATGCTCATCTGCATAATCAAACTCTAAGCTTGTTTTTGTAATCTTGTACACTCCTGGAGTTTCTCCATTAATGTCTTCGTATTTAACGTATTTACCTCTTTCGTTTTTGTAGTCAGACAGCGTTAAAGAAGAAAATCTTTTTGCGTGTGCTACTAATAATTGTACTCTATGTTTCATAATTAATTAAAAATTTGTTAATACCTGTTCTAAAATTGAGGGAGGAATTAACCTCCCCCAAATTAGTGTGTAATATGAACTACGAAGCTTTTGAGAAGATTCCACAAGAAAGTGGGTTTCTTACAATAATTCCTGATTCAGACATTACGTGACATTCGAAAGCATCATCGCCATTAGCAGCCATCATACCTTTAAAGTCATAAGGATTAACCATACCTGGTACATACTTACGGATGTAGTTTCTGTTGTACCCTTCAGCACCCTTAGCAACTAGTTCAATGTTTGAACCATCACCTTGAGAAGAAAAGTCTAAGAAAGCCATTTTTCCACCTTCTAACGGGTCAGCGTGTAGATTTGGGTCGTCAAATGCAGGGCAGTAAGCTAAAGTAATTTTATTACCTAAAGCGTTGTAAGATGTAAAGTTTACACCTAGTTCAACATCCTGTCCAGCCTGAGCGTCAAAAATCATAGCGCCACCTGCTCCGTTTGAAGAAGTGTTTGGCCCTACCATTAAGTCTTTCATAGCTACGTGGAATTGCTTACGTCCTTCAGTACCAGTCATTACAACGTACTCCATACCTTCAGCAGTAGTAGCGTTTTTAGAAAGGTCAGCCATATAGTCTACTAAAGCTGCCTCAGTTAAAGAACTACCATAAGAACCATCGTTAGAACCAGTAATTTGAGCTAAGATACCGTCTCCAGTCTGTACAACAGAAGAGTCAGCGTCAGTAAGTGTAGAAGCAGTGTTCTCACCAGGAGCGCCTACAGCACCACCTAAACCAGCAGAACGTACACCGTACCATCTTTGAAGCTCTAACTGATACATAAACTCTTGAATCATTAATTCTTCAGCAGTAAAGTACCATAAAGCTTGTCCATTGTTTTCAATCCAAGTAACGTCAGATAATTGTCCACCAGTAACTTTTTTCTTCTTACGAGAAATAGTTAACCAGTTTTTGTATGTATCTGGGTAAACTTGGTTTTGACCTACAGTAGAACCTAAAGAAGCCTCAGCAAAAGCAGAAGCAATAGTACCAGCAACAACATCACCGTGGATGTCAGAACCGTTAACGTCACCAGAGATAAGTCTAAACTTAACTACTTTGTAACCATCACCAGCAGTAATACCAGAACCACTTTCAGAACCTTGTGCAATAACAGATAAAACTAAAGCAGTAGCTCCACTTTTAAATCTTACAATATCATTTCTGTTACAAAGAACATAGTGACCATTTGTAGAGTTATTTTTAAACGTAACGTGAAATATTTCGTTAGCAGTATCTGCAACATCTTGCGTGTTGTTTTGAGTTGCTGTATAAGCGTCTGCATCGTTTAGGTCAAAGAAACCGTGACCTACTAGAGGCTTGTTAGTTCTACCTAATACTTTCCACTCGTAAGAGTTGTCAGCTAATACTTTAGCGTTAGAGAAACGGCCAGCACGCTCTAATAAATATGTTAAAGAATAACGTTGGTGCTGACGAACCAATGTTTTTGAAATTTCTGGGTACTTCAAAAGATTATCTACAAGAGAGTTGCTTTGTTCAGTATTTACCCCATAAGTACCATTAAATGTTTTCATAGTAAATGAATTAAATATTATTATTATTATTATTAAAAATCTCTTGCATGAATTACTTTTGACTTTACTTGTTAGTGAAACTTTGTTTCGGACTAAGCATCATCTCATTCGGGCTTCATACATACCCGACTATTTTCTTGAGAACTGCGATGGGTCAAATGCCTTTGACGACACAGGTCTCGGTTTTGAAGTTCTCCCTAAGTCTGGAGAAGTGATGTTGTCTAGGATTTGAGACTTACCGTCTTCGTATCCTTTTTTAGACTGTAGCGACATAACACGTTCTTTGAACAGTTTAAACATCGCTTGTTCAAACACTTCTTCATGCGAAGAACTCAACTCTTTATAAAAATCACCACTAGTGATGTATTTATATACTTCTTTCTTTTGTTCCTTTCCTAAATTATAACCATAAAAGTCCTCACGGTCTTTAATAGTTTTTTGTAGTTGAACTTTATTTTCCTCAACCTTTGCAGCTTGTTGTTCTTTTTCTAATTTAACTTGAGCTTTTGCTTGAGATTCTTTCTCTACAATATGCTTTCTAACATCGTTACGAATTTTTAAAGCTTCATACTTTAGTGTTCCAGAGTCATCAAGTCTATCTATATAGTCTTCTATTTCTCCTTCGCCAAAGCCTCTAGCTTTTAATTCTTCAACCATTATACCTCTGTCGTCTAACTTTAACAAAGACTCATACTGCTCAAATTCTTGTTCAGGAGCATTAGCCTCTTCCTCTTCTTTAGTGTCTTGCACTCCTTTTAAGGCTGCTTGTATTTCTTCTTTAGTGCTTTTTCCATCAAGTCCAAGCTGTGCTGCAATCGCTCCCCAGTTAACATCGTCTCTTGCAGCATCATCTCCAGGTCTTGATTCTTCAACAATTTCTTGTTCTTCAAAAGACCAATCTTCTCCACTTTCTTCCGTAGCTTTCGCCTCTTTAGTGTTTTCACTATCAACAACTTCAGTAGCTGTAGTTTCTTCAGAAACAAAATTGTCTCCAAAAGCAATAGGGTTAAAAGACTTTTCACTTGTCTCAGAATTATCTACTATTGCACTTTTATTTTCTTCGCTCATAATATAATTTTTTTTGTTACTCCGTTGCAAATATACAATTTATCCCAATAACTCGTCTAAGCCCTTAGTTTCACTAGGAAGTTTAGTATTTGGGACTTGTGTACCTAATTGATATTTTCCGTTATCTTGCATACCAGCCAGCTTTGCTTTCTCTTTCATGTCAGAAATATCTCTATCTCCGTCATCTCTTATGTCTGCTATTTTCTTTTTAGCTTCAGTTTCAAGTTCAGCAACCTTAACCTTACCTCCAACTCTAACTTGTTCTAGCTCTAGGTTTCTAGCGTGTTCAGCATTCCTTGCTTGCTCTTGCATTTCAGCTTGTTGCTGCTGCATAGCCATTTGCTGTTGCTGTTGTTCCGCCATAACCTTCATAGCTCTTTCTAAGGTGTGTTCTGCCTCAGTAGCTGTGTCAGCCTTTAAAACTTTAAGAACGTCTAATAAGCCAGCTTTACCAGACTGCATAGCAGCTTGAGCAACTTGATTTATTATTTGTTTATCAGACTGCTCTTTACCAGTGTCTCCTACAAATACTCCGTAGTCGTTAAGATTAATTTCACCTGGCATTACGCTTAAAATTTTATGAGCGCCATCACCTAGTATCGTAGCAGCCTTGTGTCCATCTTTCCAAGCGAGTTTCATTAAGTTAGCAAGTCTTTCAAAACATCTTTTCTTAGTTTCATTGTGCATAAAGAACCAAGTCTCAGTAGTTAATGCAGACTGCTGAACAGACCTCTGTACATTACCTACATACTCACTTGTGTTAATAGCTCCAGCTCTTTGTCTACTAATACCAGAAATCTGTCCTGCCGTTTCTTCTAACATTAATTTTAGATTAAACAACTGAGATATAGACTGAGAAATAGTAAAGTCTATTTGTTGGAATTGATTAAATGAAGCCATTTGATTACCTTCATCTTTAGAGTTAATAGGAATAATACCATCATTTTTAAGGTGATACATTACATCCTGTATGTCCATACCTATATTAGTAGGTAGTTGAGCTACATCATATACTACAGCTTTACCACCAGAACGAGCCATAGCAAGTTCAATGTTATACATAGTAATATTATATAGCATTTGTATATTGTGTAGTAAGTCTACAAGAGACTGTGGTCTACCTGTGCTATTGTTTCTAATTACACCTACATAAGATAATGGTGTAGAACCATAGTCATCAACTGAACGAACTTGGTTAGGTCTTCTTCTACAGTTAACTAAAACAACACCACCAACTTTAGTTCCTTCCCATATATCATCTATATATCTAGTTTCTATTTGGTCTCCTTTTCTTCTTTTGTATCCATCTGGTACAATCTTCTTAAAAGGTTTTTCTGGATTATATTTGTTTTCTGATACCTTGTATTTTATAGGCTTGATAGATTTCCATTCACAAGTAACAACTCTAACTCTACTTCCTGTAGTTTCGTTCCAGTCTAGCCATTCAAAGTCTTGATTGTATACGTTAGCAGCGTTTAATGAGTTTACTCTACTCATGTCTTCTATTAGAGCAATATCATCTTTTTTTAAAACTTCAGCGTACTCGTCTAGTATTTCGTTTACAGAAAGCCATCTTTCTTCACCAATCCATTGAGCGTCATCTAAAAAGTCTGACTCAGAGTTTGTATCATATATAACATTTCTTGGGTCTACTCTTCTAAGAAATGGGTCTCCGTTTTTAATGTATACTTTATAAAATTGTTTAGACGTAACAAGCATATCTCTAAATCCAGACTTAAACACGTCTTTCATATTATACTTATTAATAACATACTCTAGTCCATCTTCTACAACTTCTTCAACAGCTTCTTTGTAGGTATACATCATGTATCTTTCTACATCTTCTGGCATTGGTATTTGGTCAATCTTTAAGTCTATGTCTGCTGGAGCTTTTTCCTTCATTTCCTCAAGCTGCTCATTAATGTACTTTTTAAGTTCAATAGCAATCCTGTGGTCAATCTTTCTAACAGTAGCAGACTTGTTTATAGTGGTAACTCTTTTTTGTAAGGGCCTTGATATATCTTCACCCATTAATAAATCTATCTTAGGACTTATAATAGGGTAGTTAACTAGTTTAGCTGGGTAAGCAGCACCATATTGTTCTGTAACATATCTGTACTCATCTACGTCTACGTGTCCATTGTATATGTTATAATTTCTTATATCATCAAGTCTTGAGTGAATCAATGGCGAGTCATCAGTGTTCATGGTACTAATGATTGCATCAATCATAGCATCGCACCACTGGTCGTCTTTTTCGCTATCTTTAAGTAGTTGTTTAGGAAACGTAATTGTGTTGTACATCTATCGTATTTTTTTTGGTATACCTTGGCTATTCATTGCAAATTTACGAAATCCTAGCGATTCTTTACTAATTTTTTCTTCAGCATCCAAAACTTTCCTTCTATAATTGTCATTGTTATGTAAAAGACACAGCCCAAACGCTATTGCGCGGTCAGTATTTTTCTGTCCATAAAATGATAATTCTTCAAGTAAGTCGTAGAACCAAATGTCGTTTATAGATGACTTAATATAATCGTCCATTAAATCCTCCATATAAGATTTAACTTGTTTATTCATGTGAACACCGTAGGTGTTTCGCGTTAGTGTTCTAATATTATGTGCTGATGCAGGCTTTTCTTTTAATAGATTTTGCATACCTTCTTTCTTAAAGTAGTCTATAATAGCAATTTTAGTATATTCTATTAACATTTTTGCATTATAGTATACTGCTAACTTTAAAACGCCATCATAAAAGTCTTCTTTCCTTTCTGGCCTGTCTGTATACTCAGCTACAAGCATATCGCCTGGCTCATCTATATTATAAAATCTTCTATATATCATCGCGCACCCCTCAGACGTACTAGCTCCTGCTTGGTCTTGGTCATAGCTATCCACACCTCCAATATCTAAACCAACGAAGTTGGTTCGCGGATGGTGGAGAATCTTGAATTTCCCGTGTTGATGAGGTTCAAACTCCACGGAAAGTGTTCCGTTGTCGTCAGATACCCAGTGCAAGTTTCCTTTTTGTATTTGCCCTTTTAATTTAGTATCAGTCATTATTTTACCACGTTGTTGGTTAATAAGTGAGATATTAAATCTACTAGACTTTGTGTTTAGGAAAGCCTCTTCCACAGTCATAGGGTAGTTTTGTAAGTGGAGGTTGTACGCTTTTTGGTCGGCCTCGACCTTTTTTCTGTCTGACTCTAATTTTTTTCTAGCTCCTACCTCATCTTCTATGCCCGACTCAATGTCGTAAAACCCATAGTAAGCTCTACTAGCAGGTATAAAGGAAGGAATAAGGTTGAATGCGTCTGCATTATAATACATCTCCATAAAATCTTTAGAAGACTTAGTAATGTCACCACCTGTTCCACCAATAACAGGAACACCATATTGAATGTCCCCATCCATAAAACAGGCTTTAGAAGACATATATGCGTTCTTTAATCTTTTAAATTCCCCTGCTTCTTCAAAAACCATGACACCGAGTCGCTCACCTTTAAATACTTCTGGGTTATCCATTGTCCTGCAGATAATCTGAGACTGGTATCCTCCAGTTTCCCACTTGCCGTCTTTATTTTTAAGCTTATATCCTGCTTTATAAATCTCGTCAGTATCTTTGAGTGCTGAGTGCCTAAAGTTAGGATGTATATTATTAAGTCCATTTTTAACTTTGTTAAAGAATGATGTTGCTGAAGACTGAAGTCCTGCCGCCACTCCTACGTCATTAAAGGGAAAGAATGTAAATTCGTGTCCGAGAAGTCCTGAGTTCATATAACTAAACCCTTTGTCCCTGGCTTTAATTACAATCATACCTTTTCCTTCGTCTTTGCAAGTCTCGAAAGTCTCAAAGTATTCTTTATCCATTTCTCTGTACCAAGGACTAATAAGAGTCTTTCTGTTTCCAGCAGCTCCAGAGTTACCTAATATTTTAAAGTAATTTAAGTAGAAGTAATACTTACCAGAAATCTTATCCATTCCTCTTGGCTTGTATCCATTAATACACCTGTCTCTTTCTTGTTCCCAATATTCCTGATAAGAAATAGAGTCTGGACTTAAATCAGGATGTCCATTGTTAACTACAGGTCTGTATCTTTGTACGTCTTTATTTATCATTATCTCTATTTAACTTGCTTTCTAAAAAGCTAAGTTGTTT